GTACACCTGCCGGTGTCTCAATCTCTGGTATCGGCTCAACGAGTTGTCACAGGCGCACGAGATTGGGCTGCTCGCATACGAGAAAGTCGAGCGGCATTCCTCGGGGCAGAAAAGCGACCGGATGGTCAAGTGCTCCGGGTGTGGCAAGCGTGTCGCGGCCGGTGGTCGGGTCGAAAATGTCTACGCCGCGCACCTGTACGGCGGGCTCTCGATGGTGCTCGAAATGTGGGCCGAGCGAATCCAAGCCCGCGTCGAGACGGTTCCGGTCGGCACGATCAAGAAATTCGCAACGGGGCACGGCAACGCAACCAAGGAAGACATGATCGCCTGGGCGAAGCTCAGGTGGCCGGAGCAGCGGGTCGGCTCGGATGATCAGGCCGATGCCTTGCACATTCTCGATTGGGTCGAGGTGGAGATTCTCAAACGACGCGGGAAGGTAGTGGTCGACGTGCGACAACAACAACTCGGAGGTGTCTTGTGATCTTTGTCGAATGGCTCGAACAACAGAAAGGCCGAGACGATGACGTTGGTTCCATCGCGCGGGCCTGGGATTTTGACAAGCCGGTGCCGAGTGACATGCCGGTCGGCGACCTAGCGCAGATGATTCGCTCGGTATGGAACGCCAGTGAGGAGGTCGTCGGGTATCTGCAAAAGGCGTGGGGTGAATGGGCAACCTCGCAACCGGAGCCCGAGCAACCGCCAGAGGGGTTCGGAGAGACGGGCAAGACGGCGTGGACGTTTGTCGTTCAAGGGAAGATCGCCAAGGAGCATTTCGACGACCTGGTGGATCTGTTGGCGGCGCAGCGAAGGGCAGGGCGGGCAGAAGTGATCGAGTCGAAAGTCCACGACGATTTGATCCGACTTGCTATCGCGGCCGTCGAGTCTGGCCAGCAAAGCAACGAAGCGATTTCGACGGCTATCGTCACGGTGCTTGGCTTACACAAATTTGCGATGGAGATTCTTGATGGCACAGACAACCCACGAATTGATTGACGAGCTGAAACACCAGAAGCCAGAACGGCGACCGCTCAACCTGCCGCCAAGTTGGGACTCGATGGGGCCGAAGCAGGCCGGTCAGTTCTCGGGGGTGATGTTCACCAACGGCAAGCTGTTTGTTCTGCTCTGCACGCACCCGACCAAAGATCGCGACGTGCTCCTGCTCCACACTCAGATCGCCAGGGTCGACGGTTCGAGAGCCAACGCATTCGAGGTCAATCTGATCAAGCGGCTGTTTTTCCATCCCGACCTGGGCGCGGTTCACGAGAACAACCAGAACGTCAAATCGGCCGGGCGGGTGACGCGCAACCTTTGGCAGGCGGTCCAGCGGGACGAGCTGTGAGGTGGTCATGTTGAGACGAGAGCAACCATTGAGCCTTGAGCAATTCCGTTTGGTCGACGTGCTGCGGGCCGCGTTGAAAAAGGCAAAGACCGATCCACCGGCCGCGACGACAAGCGTCAACCTGCGTGTGATCGTCGGCGACTTCATGGACCCGAACAACGACCGAGCGTTCACGGTGTCGGCGCATGATGTCGTGGTGAGCTTGGTCAAAGAACAGACCACGATCCTCGATGGCACCGACGACCCAGAGCTGGCGCAGCAGAGATTCGCGCAAGCGGTGGAGGTGTAGCGTGGGTGCAAGGACCGGTATCGAAGTCGCGATCACTCGATTGAAGAACTCGAGGCGCTGCACGAAAAGGCCGGTGCCGCGTGACAGCCGAATAACCCGGGTTGCGGCATAGGTGGACACGGCCTGACCCGCAGCGTACCCTTTTGTGTAGGAAGTCTTTTTTCTGGGATGGTGGGCGATGGGTGTTGGACGGAAGGAAAAGACGACGAAGAAGAAGCGGCCGGCAAAGAAGCGAAGCAAGGCCGCCAAACGTAGCGTCGAGAAGAAGACCGCGCGAAGAAGCAGGCCGGCCGGACGACCACGCATACTGACTGCGGCGGTTCAAAAACGAATCGAAACCAATATTCGTGATGGGGCCTATTCCTGTCAGGCGGCAGTTGCGGCCGGGGTTTCATCGCAGGTCTTCTATGTCTGGATGGCCCGTGGGCGCGACGAGCTGGAACGACTGGCGGACAATCCGGGGGCGGAGCAAGACCCGAATGAGGCCGTGTTCGTGGAATTTTTGGAGGCTATAGAAAAAGCGAGAGCCGAGGCCGAGCAGGCGCGGGTGAAGACAATCAAGACGGCTTCGAAGAAGCAATGGCAGGCCGCCGCATGGCTGCTCGAGCGGCAACATCCAGACCGATGGGGCCGACGAGACCGACACGAGATCACAGGGGCGAAGGGTGGACCGGTGCGGGTGCAGGTGATCAAGATTGGCGACCAGGAAATCGAATTCTAAGGGCAATCGCGAAACCCTTGTCGAGCTGTTCCCGAAGCAGCGCGAATTCTCCGAAGCTGTGTTCTCCGGCGTTTATCGGTTTCTGTTGTTCGGTGGTGCAATCCGTGGCGGCAAGACTATCGTCACTCTCGCGCTCATCATCATCCTTTGCCGGATCTATCCGGGAAGCCGGTGGGCTGTCGTCCGCAAGGACCTCCCGACACTTCGCCGCAACACCATCCCATCTTTCGAGCGCATCAGGCCAAAGCCGTTTGTCGGCGACATCAACAGAAGCGAATGGACCGCGCGGTGCACGAACGGCTCGGAGATCATCTTCTTCCCCGAGTCACTCAGGGATGACCCCGAGCTGAACCGCTGGCGTGGACTTGAGGTCAACGGTTTTCTGCTCGAGGAAGCGAACGAGCTTTCGGAGTCGAGCTTCAACAAATCAATCGAGCGCGCAGGAACGTGGACGGTGCCGGGCCCCAAGCAACCGTTCCCGCTGGTGCTGCTCACATGCAACCCGGCCAAGAACTACGTTCGCCGGATTTTCTATGAGCCTTGGAAAAAGAAAACGCTCAAGGCACCGTTCTTCTACCTGCCGTCACGAGTCGCGGATAATCCGGCGTTGACTGCCGAATATCTCGCCTCGCTTGAGAATCTCAAGACGACAGACCCCGTGGCCTATGAGCGGTTTGTCAAAGGCAATTGGGAGATCGCCGACGACCCGAACCAGTTGATCAAGTTCGAGTGGGTCGAGAATGCGCGCAAGAACGTCGAGCGCAATCCAGGGAAGCGCGGCCTCGGCGTTGACGTTGCCCGGTATGGTGACGACGACTCCACGATTGCCCATCGTGAGGGCAACGCACTGGTGAAGCTCGAGCACCATCACGGGCTGTCAATCGACCGCACAGCCGACATCGTGATGGCGAGAATCAACGAAGGTCCGGTCGACGCGAACCTGGTGAACATTGACGTGGTGGGTCTCGGGGCCGGCGTCGTCGACAACTGCCGGCGGGACGGCTTTGCAGTCGTCGAAGTCCAGAGCGGTGGCAGGGCAATCGAGCGCGACTTGGAGGAAACGGAGGACCAGAGCTTTTTTAAATTCAAGAACCTACGGTCTCAGCTCTGGTGGGAATTTCGGGAAGGTCTGCGAAAGGGCGAGATATGTCTGGACGTGGACGATCCGAAACTCGTAGAAGATTTGACGGCACCGAGATACTTCATCAGCGGCGACAAGGTGATCACGGTTGAGAGCAAAGACGAGATCAAAAAAAGAATTGGCAGAAGCACTGACGCGGGCGACGCGGCGGTGTATGCTTTCGCAAGGTTGGAGCATGGCGACGGAATCTTTTTCGCGTGAGGTGGGCGATGGGCGGCGGCGGGTGGCGAACAGCGTTGGCAGGTTTCATTCTCCCGAAGGACATTAGCGAATCAATCGGAATGCTGACCTCGGTCGTTGGCGGCAGCTCGGCGCCGAGACGGGGCACGGCCGAGTTGATGAACGCATACAAGGCGAGCCCGTGGTTGCGCGGCGTGGTCAGCAAGATCGGGTTCCACTTCGCTTCTGTGCCGTGGCGGCTGTACGGCACGAAGGGGAGTGGCTCTAAACAATTCGTCCGCGATCAGGCGTTGCAGAGCGCCGGGTTCGAGGACCGCAAAAAGATCATGCGCGAGATGCGCAAGGCCGGCGAGTTGGTGGAGATCACAACCCACCCGCTGCTCGACCTGCTCAACAAACCAAATCCGAAAATGTCGGGGCTCGCCGTGCGGAAGGTTTCGCAGGCGCACCTGGACCTCAAGGGCGAAGCGTTCTGGCTGCTCGAAACAAACGGGCTCGGAAAGCCAGCCGAGGCATGGCCGTTGCCGCCTCATTGGGTCACGACGCTGCCGACCAGCAAGGAGCCAACCTTCGAGGTGTCGATTCGGGGCAAACGGCAGAACATCCCGCAAGAGCAAATGTTGTGGGTGCGAGACCTGGACCCGTCCGACCCATTCGGCCGAGGGACCGGCGTTGGCGAAGCGTTGATGGACGAAATCGACACCGACGAATATGCGGCGAAGGTGGTTAAGAATTTCTTTTGGAACAAGGCGCGGCCGGACATGATGATCGCGCTCAAAGGTGCGAAGCCAGAAACGCTACAACGAGCCCAGGCGGAATTCGAACAGAAGTTTCGAGGCTACCACAACGCCCATCGTGTCATGTGGACGAGCGGGGACCTGACGATCAAGGAGCTGCAACAGAAATTCACCGACATGGAATTGCTGGACCTCCGCGCGTGGGAGCGGGATGCGTTCATCAACGTGTTTGGCGTGCCGCCGGAGATTGTCGGGCTGTTGGCGAACAGCAACCGCGCGACGATTCGTGAGGCCCTCGCGATTCTCGGGATCACGGTGTTGATTCCACGGCTCGAGCTGTGGCGGCTTGAGATGCAGATGCAGCTCGTCCCGATGTTCGACAATCGGGCCGTGCTGGATTACGACTCTCCGGTTCCCGACGATGACGATTACAAGCTGAAGGTCATGCAGGCCGCACCGTGGGCTTTCACGGTTCGCGAATGGCGGTCAATCGGCGACGCGGAAGATCGCGGAGACATCGACAACATTCACATGATGCCATTCAATCTCGTCCCGGTGCCGCCCGGTGGCTCTCCTCTCGATGCGGGAAAGATGCTGGCGGCTCGAATGCCGGAGCTGATGATCAACTCGCCTCACTCGTGGGAACTGCCGCCGGCCGCCGGCCCGACACAACCGCGCCAGGTATTGCCGGCGCTCACGAAAGACGACGACGACTTTCTAGACCGTATCGTGGACGCGCTGAAGCCAGAAAGATTGACCACCCAACTCGACCCGGTTTGGGAGGAGCGCGTTCGCGAGTGGGGCGACGACATGCTCGACGAGCTCGGGGTTGACGTTGCGTTCAACATGCTCAACCCGTTGGTGACCGAGTTTCTGGAGAATTTCGCAGCGGTCAAGATCGTCGGGGTGAACAACACGACCAAGAAGCTCGTCCGCGAGACGCTCGCCGAGGGCGTGCGGGCTGGCGAAGATGTTCGGAAGCTGGCGAAGCGCATCGAGGAGGTTATGGCAGACGCGAGCCGGCGCCGGGCCGTGAGCATCGCACGCACCGAGGTGGTCGGCTCATCGAACAGGGCGATCTATTCCGCGTTTGACCAGAGCGGCGTGGTTCACTGGAAGGGCTGGGCGGCAACGCCAGACGGCCGCACCCGGGACGAACACGCGATGCTAGACGGGACCGAGATCCCGCTGGCGCTGAAATTTGAGATAGGCGGCTCGACGGCGATGCAACCAGGTGACTTCGGGGTGGCGCATCTCGATATCAACTGCCGGTGCGTAATCTACGCCGTGACCGACGTTCCGAAGACGGTCGAAGATCGGTTGGCAATTTGGAAGGGCTACGATTCCAGACTGACCGGATGGGAGCAGGATGCGATCCGCGCGTTGCGGGTCGGTTTCAATTTGCAGCTCGAGGATGCGATCGCGCGGTTGGACTCTTTGTTGGCGTGAGGTGGGCGATGGTGGTGACAGACAAAGACATCCGATGCCCGACGTGTGGGCGAAAATTGGCTGAGCTTGCAACTCGGCCGTGGGCGTTTCAGTGCCCGAAGTGCAAGGCCGAGGTGACTGGCGAAACCGAAGAACGGGCAGATGGTTTGTTGCAGACGTTCACGCTCTGTGTAACGACGGTCGGCAGATCCACGCCCGGCGCGGTTTTCCTTGGCCGACGACTGACCACTTGACAGAGATCGATCAGTCGGTCAAATTAAACACTGTTGACCCGTAAATAGCAGTGGCCACCCCCAAGTGCCCTCAAGGGGGGACGGGTTCGCGGAAACAAACGCGAACACGGGTGGTCTCATGGCAAAGCGACGGGTTACTCCGAAACAGTTCAAGGATCTTCTCACCAGCGGCAACGATTCGGCCAAAGAGTCGGATCTGATTGTCTGCCGCGCGCAGCCGTTCGAGCTGCTCGCCCAAACCAAAGAGGACGGCGACGCGGCCGGCGACGACGGCGGTTATGTTCGCACCTTCACGATCTCCACCGATGACGTGGACCGAGAGGGCGACCGCATCCTGGTCGACGGGTGGAAGCTCGAGAACTACCTGCGAGGCGGGACGGTTCTCTACGCTCACAACTATCAGGGGCTGCCGGTCGGAAAGCCGTTGAAAACCTGGACCGAGACCAACGCCCTTCGCCAGCGGATTCGTTTCTGCACGAGAGATGAGAATCCGTTCGGCCACACGATCGGGCGCTTGGTCGAGGCCGACATTCTCCGCGCGGCGAGTGTTGGTTTTCGGGCTATCAAGTGGGAATTCGTTGAGGACCGGGGCGGCTTCATGCCGACCAACTTCATCGAGCAGGAGTTGCTCGAAAACTCCATTGTGCCGGTGCCTGCCAACCCCGACGCTCTCGCTGACGCGAAGGGTCTCGGCATCGACCTCGCGCCGCTCGTCACCGGGTTCGAGCAGATCATTGACGAAGACATCGACCTGGTGGTGGTCGAGCGCGACCTGGTGAAGGCCGCATGGAAGATCATCAGACCGGACAAGGCCACCGTTTGTTTCACGAAGACCGCAGCCGATCCGGCTGCCGAGCCGCCGTGCTCGTCGAGTGTCGATGCCGCTGCCGCACCGATCGATCCCCCGACCGACCAGCAGGAAGATCAAACGGTTGCCGTTACCGACACCAACCCCGACGAGCCGGTGGAAACCTCGGTTGATGACGCCGAGGTGTCAATCAAGACGGCCGCCGAGCAGCGCGACAAAGCGGTGGCTCAGATTGAAGCGATGGCCGCCAAGCTCGGCAATGTTGTGACGCTGTTCGTCGAGACGTTCGGCAAAGCAGGCCGGGTGATCTCCTCGGCGAACGAGGGGAAGCTCCGCGAGGCACGGGACTTGCTGTCGCATGTGATCAGCCAAGTCGAGTCAGAGGACGATGCGGACGATGGGAAGCATTTCATTCTCGATTTGGTCGACGCTGACGACGGCGGCGGCCTGTTCGAGATTGATGGATTTGAGGATGTCGAGGCTCTCGAAAGAGCCTTGGGCGAGGGAGTTGGACGGGCATTGGAGGGACAGCTCCGGCAAATCACCGGGCGCCTCGACTAACAGGAGCGAACACATGCAGATCAATCAAGAGCAACTGGAAAAAATGATCGCCGACATTGCCGGCAAAGCAATCGCCGAAAAGTGGCAAGAGGTGATGGCGAAGGCGCAGGAGACGCAACGCCAATTCACGGGAGACATCGTTGGCGGAATGCCGGCGAGTCAACGGGTGGTGAACGCCAAGCCGAAGCTCCGTCATTATCGGTACAATGACATCGAAGACCAGAGCAAGGAAGCTCGGGCACGCAAGGCCGCCCGCTGCATCCGGTATCTGGTCGGCGCCAAGGGCGACATTGATCGGGTTGCCTCTATCGCCAAGAGGGAAGGCGATGATGAGATCGCCGAGCTATATGGCGAATATGAAATTTGGTCGAAGGCGCTCGGCACGCAGACCATCGCGGCCGGTGGTGCGTTGCTTCCGCCAGAGTTCTCGGCCGGCATCATCGAGTTGCTCGATGCCAAGTCGGTGTTTCGCAAAGCAGGCCCGATGGTCATGCCGATGAACACCGGCAGCTTGACCATGCCCTACATCAACACGGGGGCGACCGCCTACTACGTTGGGCAGAACACGAACATCACCAAGAGTGAGCAGACCTTCGGGCAGCTCCAATTGGTCGACCACAAGCTGGCCTGCTTGGTCCCCATCGGCAACGATCTGTTGCGAAACGGTGGCCAGGTTGCCGACGACTCGATCCGCAAAGATGTGGTTCGGGCGATGGCCGGCAAAGAGGATACGACCTTTCTCCGCAGCGACGGCACCGCTGGCGAGCCCAAGGGCCTGCTGTATTGGGCGCAGTCCACCCACAAGTTCAACGCCAACGGTACGTGCAACGTGGCAAACGTGACGGCCGACGTTGGCAAGGCCCTGCGCCTGATGGAGCAGGACAACGTGGACATGGACTCGGTCCACATTTTCATGGCGCCCCGGTCCAAGTGGTGGGCGAAGACCGCACGAGACGGCAACAACAACCTCGTGTGGGCTCCAGAGATGAACCTGGGCAGCTTCTTCGGATTCCCGTTCTCATCGACGAGCCGCATTCCGATCACGACCGGTGGCTCAGGCTCGGAGGTTTTCTTTGCCAACATGGACGACATCGTTCTGGCGGAGAACGAGAACCTGCTGATCGAGGTCTTCCCCGGCGGGACGTACCACGACGGGTCGGCTCTGGTCTCCGGTATCTCGCAGGATCAGACGGTCATTCGGGCAATCTCACTGCACGACCTCGGCGCTCGCTTCCGCGGGTATGAGATTTCGGTCATCGAGGCGGTCAACTGGATCTGATTCTAGGTCGAGGTGAGCTGACGAAGGTTTTTTGGAACACAACAAATTGATTCGGGCCTCCGGGCCCGTTGGAGGGTTTGATCATGATTTCACCGCAACAGAACATCGAAGGGCATGTGGTCGCGGCAGACGCGAATGCTTCCGCAGATTCCGGCGCACCGGTATTGATTCTCGCTGGCGGGACCGGCGACGGGGTGAAGATTACGGGTGTGAGCATCGACTGCATCGGGGTCAAGAGTATCGCGCTCGTGACCTCGTATCTGGCCGCGCTGACCGACACCAAGACTCTGGCCCTGGCTCACGAGCTTCAAGAGTCGGCCGACAACTCCTCGTGGGATTCCGCAGAGGTCATCGAGGCGTCGACCGTCAAGGGCACCGGAACCACAGGCGGGACCAACGAGCGCGGCGTGTGCGAGTTCGCAATCAACATGCACGCTCGCAAGCGGTACATCCGATTCAACGTCACCCCGGAATTGTCGGCCTCGGCCACCGACACCGCGACATTCCACACCATCGCGGTCAAGGGTGGTCACGACGTTCTGCCGGCGGCCTAAACTAGGGGGTTGTGATGAGTGACGATCTTCACAAGATCAAGCTGCGGCAAAAGTATGGCGCCTTCAATGGCGGCGAGGTTGCCGGGTTTGACACCAAAAAGGCCAAGGAGCTCATCACCCAGGGGATCGGGTTGCCTGCGGGAAGCTCGTTCGCCGATCGGGTGATGATCTGCAAGACCGTTGGCGTCAGCCCGGAATTCGCAGGGCAGGACGATGGCGCCGTCAAGCAAGTGGTGGCCGAAGCGGCCGAGGTCGCCACCGACGAAGAAGAAAAACCGGAGCCCGAGAAACATTCGGGTCGACGCGGCCGGGGTCGTGGTTAAGACGGCGAGAACCGTCGAGGCGCGACGATGAGGGAATCTCATGACCTTGAGCAACGATGCCCTGACTACCATCGCAGCTTGCGAGGAAGCTCTGGGCATCGTTGCCGGGTCAGAGAACACCTACCTCACCCGATTGATTGAATCAGCAAGCGCAAGAATCAAGTCCTACTGCGGCCGGACGTTCTACCGCGAGGACGATATTGTTGAGAGCGTCAGCGGGTACGGCACCACGAAGCTGTTGGTCAGTCGAACCCCTATCTTGGACATCACGTCGATCACCTATGACGGCTCAACCGTCAACTCGGCGGACTACAAGACCCTAGTCGCCGAGAGCGGGATCATTTACAACCCAGCCGGCTGGTATTGGTCGACTTCACAGGTTCAGAACATTGCCAGAGATCCGTTTCCAGGTGCCGAAGACCCTTTGTTCGAGGTGACCTATGACGGCGGTTGGGTGACGCCGAATCAGGTCGACCTGACTTCATTCGTCACTCGCACGCTGCCATTTGACATCGAGCAGGCGTGCATCGAGCTCGTGGTGCTCAAGTATCGCGGCAAGGGTCGAGATCCCAACGTGACGGCCGAGAGGCTCTTGACCGGTTCGCAGACCTACCGGGACGGGGAGGATCTGCCGGAGAGCATCCGGTCGGTTCTCGATAGCTACAAGTTTTTGGGGCTTGCGTGATGGATACGGGCCACCTCATGCGGGACACGGTGACCATCGCATCGGAAGCTGGGTATGCTGACGGCAAGCCATCGTTCGGCTCGCAGACGACCATCAAGGCCCGAGTCGAGCATCAAACCAAATTCGTTCGGGGGCCGGGGGGCCAGGAAGTCCAAAGCGATCACCAGTTCGCCACCGAGTCGACGGTCAAGACGACCGACCGCGTGTGGCTGCCGGGCGATACCACAAGCGACAACACGGCGGCCAGGCGCCCCATTATCGTCAAGCAGTCAACCACGCTGGACGGCGGCTACACCTACACCGAGGTCTACCTATGATCGCGCTGATCGGCATGAAGGCGGTTCGGGCCTCGATGAAAGAGGCGTCCAACCTGTGCAGGGGGGCTGTCGGCGCGGCTTTGTACCAAGAGGGCCTCGGCATAATGATGGGCGCTCTCAGACTCGTTCCTGTCGACACCGGCCGGCTGCGGGCGACGGGCTACGTTGCGCCGCCGAAGGAAGGGCCTGGTGGGCCGACCGTCGAGCTGGGGTTCGGGACCAAATACGCGGTCTATGTTCACGAGCGCACCGACCTCAACCACCCGGTCGGAGAGGCGAAATACCTGCAAACTCCGCTCGAAAAGGCCAAGAGTGGATACGTGAGACGAATCGCCATGAGGGCTCGGGACAACATCAAAAGCGGGACTCTCATGGGCATCACCAAGGCAACGGGGCTGTAGGCCATGACGCAACCAGAAGAAGACGTTGTGACCAAGCTCGATTCGGCGGTGGCCGCGCTCACCAAGAACACGAATCTGTCGGTTGGCGCCATGCCGGCCAAAGGCGTGAACGTGCCGAGCAAATTCGTGGCGGTGTTGGCCTCTGGCGGGCCGGCGCCACAGGCGTTTCAATCATCGGCCGTAGAGCTCCGATTCGCGTCGGTCCAGTGTTTGTGTCGAGGCGAGCCACGAGACCAACCGGGGGCTTTGGCTTTGGCCCGGAGCGTTCGCAATGCGCTCCATCACGTAGCCATCGCTGGATACGTGAACATCGAGTGCGAGCAGTCCGAGCCGCTTCATGCCGGCGAGGATGAGCAGGGGCATCACCTTTATTCGGTCAACGTAAGTTTGTGGCACGAACAGTAGGAGGGCGGCGGGATGAAACGAGTGGTCATGTTGCAGGGGTTCCAGCGACCTACCAAGGGTGGAGGGGTCGAGAAGTTTCACCACGGGTGTGTGTTCAACCTCGACGAGGAGCTGGCGGCCGAGCTGATGGCGCCACGCCCACCGATCGCCTGGCCGGAAGGCGAGCCGTTGCCGATCGAAGATCCGGTGGAGCCCGAGGTCGAGGACACCAAGTCGGATCTCGTGGCCGAGCTCGACGACGAGCCCACGCCGTCGCCGTTCACGCCAAGCGTCGAAGAGGAGGGCTAACCGATGGGAAGAACAGCAATTCCAGTGCAGAGCATCCCGGCTTTCGGTGGTGCGCTCGAGGATGTTTCTTGGACGGCGGCCGACGCAGCCAACGACCATGAATTCGTCAACAACGGCAGGACGCTCTTGGCTATTTTGAACACGGGCGCCGCGCCGAAGACGGTCACGGTGGTCGGCGTTGCGAACATTCGAACGTTCAACGTCGCGCCATCGCTCGATGTGGACACAACGAACGCCAAGCAGAGTTATGTGGGGCCGTTCCCGATGGATGCGTTCAATCAGTCTGACGGGAAGATGCACGTTGATCTGGCCGATGACACTGGCTTGGCTTTCGCGGCGGTTTCGTTGACGCCAACACCGTAGCAGTAGGAGCGAGCAACCAAAAACACGAGCCCTCATTGCAGGGTGGCGATGGGTGAAGGAGTGGGGCGATGAGCAAGACGATTGGACGAAGCGCAACTGTAGAGATCAGCGACAACGGATCGAGCTGGACGGCGATTGGCGAAGTGTCGTCTGCTGAGCCGTCGTTCTCGACCGACATGGCGGACGAGACCACCAACGACTCGGCGGGCTACAAGGAAGAACAGCCGGCAGATTCTCAAATGTCTCTGTCCGTCTCTGGGAAATACGACAGCACGGACCCTGGGCAGGCGGCGCTCATGGTGGCGGCGTTCACCAAGGCCAAGAAGTATTATCGCTTTCGGCCGAAGGTTGGTGCCCCGGAAATCGAGTGGATCTTTCAGGGGTATTGCCCGGACTTCTCCGTGCCGACCGAGACGGGTTCGGTTGAGGACTTCAACTGCACGATCAATTCGAGCGGTGCGGTGGACAAGCAAGCGCAAACCTAATCTGCGGCCATCTCGGCCGCTTCGGGTGTATGGCGGGTCTTGTTGTGGGTGCCCGCCATGCACCTCTAACCCACAACAACCCGCAGCGTGCAGAGGTAGGTCATGGCAGCAAATTCTCACAGAGGGGAAGTCGACATCGACATTGGCGATGGGGTGGAGCGCAAGCTCCGGTTCACCTTCAACGCAATGGCCGAGATCGAAGAGCACTTCGGTGGCGACCGTCCGATCCAAGAGATTCTCACAGCAGAGTCGCTCAAGAGGGCGAAGGCGAGCGACTGGCGGGCGATCATTGCCGCCGGCCTTCGAGCTGGCGGCGACGAGGAAATGACCGACGAGCGTCTCGGGTCGATCATGGGATTCGGCGAGATGATGGAAGCGACCGCCAAGATCAATGAGGCGTTCTCTCTCGCAAACACGGGAAGCAAGAAAGGCGACGGAAAAAAAGACCAGGCCCGGAGCACGAAACCAAAGGCAAGTTCGACCTCGAACGAGTGAGCCAGGTTGCGTTTTCTGCCGGGCTCAAGCCGGGTGAGTTTTGGGCGATGACGCCACACGAGGTTTCGATGTTCGTTGCAGGACATTGGGAGCGCAGGAAACGAGACCAAGAGCTGTTGGCGTGGCACGTCTGTTTTATCATTAACTGTTGGTCCAAGCGACGTTATCGACCGCGCGATCTATTGCCCCACAAGCGTTCGTTGTCGGTTGGTGATTACGCTTCGGTCGAGGACTTTCAAACAGCCGTCGAGTTGGCTCGCGCTGAATCGGAAGCGGAGGGCTAGGGCATGGCGAATATTCTCGGCACGCTGGCTGTCAAGCTCGACGCTCTCACCGCTAATTTCAAGAAAGGCATTGAGGGTGCGGTCGGCGACCTCGATGGGTTCGAGTCGAAGGTCAAGACAGTCACGACCGGCGCTGCCGCGGCTTTCGCTGCGATGGCTGCGGGGATCGGTGTTGTTACTGTCGCGCTTGGCAATCAGCAGAAAGCGGAATTGAAGCTGGGCGCAGCAATCAAGGGAGCTGGTCAGAATGTTGATCCAGAAGTTATCAAATCCTACGCAAAGGAGTTGGAGAAGCTCACAGGGTTCGAGGACAGCCTGACGATCAATGGCGCGGCAATGCTGGCGACCTTTCAGATGACGGAGGACCAAATCGTCGGGATGTTGCCGAGACTTCAAAATGTTGCCGTTATGTATGACAAAACACTAGCTGGTGCAGCGATCGCTGTTGGAAAGGCCGTTACTGGCGGCGCCGGAGCGCTGACAGAGTTTGGGATTACGCTGTCTGATACCCAAAAGAAAGCATACGAGGCCGCAAACCAGACAGAGCGGATTGCGATGTTGATGGAACTTTTGGACGCCAACACCGGACCGGCCGCCGAGGCATTGAGCAAAACAGCCGTTGGCGCGTTTGGATTCCTGACGACCGCCGTGATCAATTTGACCCAAGAACTAGGGAATCTGTTCGACAAGCAACTGACAAGTGTCTTTCAGAGTCTCGCCGGAGCGGTCAACAAGCTCACTGAGTTTATAAGCGGACTCAATCCAGAGTTGAAAGAGACGCTCGGTAGCATCGGGTTGATTGCAACGGTGGCAGTCGGAGCCGTCGCCGCCCTCGGTGCGATTGCACTGGCAACAGGTCCAATCATTGCCGGGCTAACGTCAATCATGGCTGTTGCCGGAACGGTCGGAACGGCGTTGGCGGCTGCGTTCTGGCCGGTGACGATCGTTCTGGTTGCAATCGCCGCTGGAATTGCCGGAACGATTCTCGCTGTTGGCGCGATGAAGATCGCCTGGCAACGCGACATCGGCGGCATCAGGGAGAAGGTGCAATCGTTCATCGACTTCCATCTCGAAGGCATCGAGCTGCTCAAGCGAGGCTTCAAGGGATTTGTGCGCGGAAACATCGAGATGTTTTCGATAATGGTCAACGCGCTGACGAAGGCATGGAACGCATTCATCACCGCCCACGAGGACGCTCTCAACGTGGTTGCCGGGCTAGTTGGCGCAAAAGTAAATCTCGGCGGACTCAAGACATCTGGCATGGCAGACATCGGCGCCGAGTTTCTGAAAAAGCTGGACGATATGTTCGACAGCGCCAAGCCGAAGCTCGGGAAGGCCGTCAAGGACACCGTGGAGTTTCTTGGTGACGCCTGGGAGGCTGGGAGCAAACCGATCTTCGATATGTTCAGGTCGACCGCTGACGCCGCAAAGAAGGAGTTGCTTCCGAGTGGTGGGGCACCACCCATAATTCCAACCGGAGGAAAAGGGAAGCCGGCAGAGACCGCCAAGCTCGAAAAGGCAAAACTGATCGAGCCTATCGAGGAAAAAGCCAAGCAAGCGGGAGAGACGCTCGCCGATGGGTTCACAACTGCCGCGTCCCAAATCGCCAACGCGGCCGGCCAAGGCGGGCAGACGGTGGCCATCGCAATCAGCGCGGCAAAGAGTGGCAATTGGTTCTCTGCAATCGGCACCGTGATCGCCAACCTCGTGACCAGCACCGAGTCGTTCGGTCAGATAACGGCGACGCTCGACCGGGCGTTCCAATATGGCGTCGACGTTGCCGAGCCGTTGGTTGAGGCGCTGGCGAAAGTCATGCCGGCCTTTCAGGATTTCAGCGAAGCGATTACCGATGTGATCTTCGGTTTCGTTTGGATCAGCCCGATCATTGAGGCCCTCGGGCCCATCTTGGAATTCGTTGCTGACGCCATCTCGACAGTGGCCAGCGGTATCGTCGGGGCCTGGAATGCAATGTTAGAGGGGATCGCTGACGTTGTTGGCTGGTTCAGCAAGGGTCTGGCCAAGGATATTCGCAAGGGCAAGATCGACATTGGGTCCGACCTTACCGCCCAGGCGCAGGCTGACGTTGCCGCTGCTCAGGCGTCGATGTTTTCGAGCACCGTCCAAGATGCGAGCGAGAGCGTGGGGGATTTCGCCGAGACGATTCAACAAGTCAACGACGAGCTGTCGAACGTGCCGGAAGGCTTCAAGATTGCGATGCGACGGTTTGAAAGCACGGCGGGCGAGACCGGGAACGTCTTCGGGGAGAACAGCTTGGTTCACACTGGCCCGGCCGCCGGAACCACCAACGTCTACGTCGACAAGGTGCTGACCAACGACCCGTCTCAGTTCATCGACGACATGGAACGCGAATCGGAGTGGCGCAACGTGCGAAGCAGCGGAACCAGCGTGCCGACGTCTGGCCGGTTCATGGTGCCGCAAGGGGCCGGAGGCTGATCGATGGCGTTTCTTGAGCTCAACGGAATCACCATCCCGGTCAAGAAGGGTGGACAGCTCACGCCTGTCGAAATTGGCGATCGGGACTTTGCGTTCAATGGCTCGCCGCTGGTCGACCGCCGTGGAATAAAGCGCCGCTGGCAATTTCTTACCACGACCATGAGCGAAGCAGACGTGAAGCTCACGCTGGCCATGCTTCAAACGCTCGGGCAGTTCTGGAAGTTCAACGGTGATCTGTACTCGACCAAGGGTGTTGGTCCGGCCGAGAGCACTGGCGGCAACGTGCAATACCGAACCGAACTCGGCTCCGTGGGCTCGGAGAATGTTCTCGACTATTTCGGCGAGATTGAATCAAAGAGCCTGCAATGCGCTCACCTGCATGAGGCC